CAGCATCTGGAAATATAACTATAAACAACAACACTGCATCATTTACGGTTACATCTACAGAAGACGTTTTTGTAGAAAGTGATGAAACATTTACTGTAGATGTAAAATATCTCAATAATGTTCTTGCAACTAGTAGTGAAGCAACTATTCAAAACACCACATCATATACTTTCGCCGTATCCGCATCAACAGTTAGCGAAAATAATGAAGTAACTTTTACTATTAATACTACTGGAATTCCAAACGGAACTGGATTAAATTATCTAACAAGTTTGACCGATATTGATCTTTCTCCAGCTGCCGGTAATTTTACAATTAACAATAATACTGCTTCTATAACAATAAAAGCATTACAAGATTTAAAAGTAGATAGTGGTGAAAATTTTTATCTTATTATTAGAAGTGGTGGTATTATTGTAGCAACTTCATCTACAGTTTCTATTACAGATACTCCATATACTATTACTGTAACTCCAGATCAACCATTTAATATAGATGAATCTATATTAGGTTCTACTACATCTACTACATTCACGATAACAACTACTGGAGTTGGGGATGGCACTGTTTTAAGTGTATTACCTTCAACGGGAAATAATTTAGATATTAGTTTGTCATCTTCTTCTATAACAATAAACAACAACACAGCAACAGTAACCGCAACGATAGTTAGGGATGCAAGGACTGAAGGTGTTGAAACAATGAATCTACAATTCAACAACACCTCTGGAGATACAGTAATCACATCTCCAGTTATTACAGTTGCGGATACATCTTTTGTTGGATCGAGACAAGATAATAAAACATTTGGTCCTATTACAGTTGCTAGAGATGGTGGTCTTGAACAATTTGCTTCAGACTACTATACAATTTGTGGCCTAGATAGTGTACCAGATGGCGGAAAAATTGCAATCTTTGTTGATAACTCTGGTAGTATGACAACTAGTACAGTCAGAGCATCTATCAACAAACTATTGCTTAGATTACAACCCAGAAACATTTCTATTGTAGTTGTAGAAAATCCTTCCGAAGACTGGATTTCATCATTTGATACTCCACTATGATCACACTTGACGATATTAAATCCCAATGGGCTGAAGACTCTAAAATTGATTCTGATTTACTCGATGAAGAATCACTAAAAATTCCACAACTGCATAGTAAATATCTCAAGTATCTTTCTGATGTAAGATTGTTAAAGGTCAAGAAAGATCATGAGTATAAAACTTTATTGAGAGATAAATTTGAATACTACACTGGTAAAGCAGAACCAAGTGTATATCAAGAAAAACCTTTTGATCTAAAAATACTAAAACAAGATCTAGGACTGTATATGGATTCCGATCCAGAATTACAGCTATTACAAACTCGTATAAATTATTATGAAGAAATTATGTTTTTTCTTGAAAAAGTTCTCCAATGTTTAAACAACAGAGGATTTCAAATCAAGAATAGTATTGATTGGCAAAAATTTATGCAAGGAAGTGTTTGATGACAGACGTAGTTATTCAGAAACGAAATGAAGTATATTTGACTGTTGAGTGTGAACCACATATCAAATACGAATTATCAGAGTATTTTACATTTGAAGTTCCAGGGGCAAAATTTATGCCCGCATATAAAAAACGGATATGGGATGGAACCATAAAGTTATTCAGTCCAGGTGACGGAAAAATTTATTGTGGTTTATACAAATATCTAACAGATTGGTTAGAGATAAGAGGATACACGTATGAGGACAAAGACAATAATTACTACGGATTACCAAATGAGTCAAATGATTTTATCAGTCCGCAAGGAGTAATCGATTACGTAAAACATTTAAACATTCCATTTAAAGTCAGAGATTATCAATATAACGCTATATACCAAGCTTTAAAATACAATAGACGATTACTTTTGTCTCCCACGGCATCTGGTAAATCGCTGATGATTTACTCGATTATACGGTATTTTGTCGCCAAGGGGTCAGACATACTAGTAATCGTTCCCACAACGTCTCTTGTAGAACAGCTGTGTGGAGATTTCGATACATATGGTTGGAAGTCAGAATCGTATTGTCATAAGATTTACGCAGGTAAAGACAAACAAACTAATAAACAAGTAACGGTAACTACTTGGCAATCTATCTACAAAATGCCAAAGAGTTACTTTGAAAAATTTGATTGTGTTATTGGTGACGAAGCACATCAGTTTAAAGCAAAGTCATTGATTAATATCATGACTAAGTTACACAACTGTAAACATCGTATTGGTTTTACAGGAACTCTAGATGGATCAAATACTAATCAATTAGTTCTAGAGGGATTATTTGGTCCTGTAAATAAAGTTGTCAAGACGAAACAATTAATAGACAAGGGATACTTATCTAAACTAAAAATTAATGTTTTATTGTTACAACATGAGTCTGGTTTATTTGACTCGTATCAAGAGGAGATGGATTATATTTGTACGTTAGAAAGAAGAAATAAATTTATTAAAAAATTAACTTTATCCCAAACAGGAAATACACTGATTTTATTTGCTTACGTAGAGAAGCATGGTCAGGTACTTTTTGATATGATAAATAGCAGCGTGGCTGACGGTAGAAAAGTATTTTTTGTCCATGGTGGAGTGGACACCGAAGATCGAGAAGAAGTACGTAGAATTACAGAGTCTCAAGATGATGCAATTATTATAGCATCTTACGGAACATTTTCTACAGGGATCAACATCAAAAGATTACACAACATTATTTTTGCATCACCTTCTAAATCTAGAGTTAGGAATCTACAGTCTATTGGTAGAGCTCTCAGAAAAGGAGAGAATAAAGATTCTGCACAACTCTTTGATATAGCTGATGATTTTTCACACAACGAAAGAAAAAATTACACACTAAATCACATGATAGAGAGAGTAAAAACATACTCTCAAGAAAATTTTAATTATGAAATTATTCCAATCAACTTTAGGAGAAAGGAGGAATGACAGACATGGAATTTGATACAGAATTTCCTGGTATCATGAAACTTATAAATGGTGAAGAGATTATTGGTAACGTATTAGTATGTGAACAAGAAAAAGGATTTGTTATACAAAACCCATTCTCAATAGAAGAAGAATTAATTGAAACACCAGCTGGTGAAATGGTAAAGGTAGAACTAAGACCATGGGCAAAGTTTTCTAATGAAGAAATTTTCTTTGTGGAGAAACAAAAAACAATTACCGTATACGAAGCTGACGAAAGAATATTAAAAATTTATGATAGAACTTTACGTAAATATTTTACTGGAGAATCTAGTAATAAAGTGAATCTTGACGAAGAGATGGGATTCAAAACTAAAGTAAAAGATGCAAGGGAATCATTAGAACAACTATTTAAAGATAGCTAATTGTTCCCTTGAACCCTGACAGAGTTATTCTACTGAAATTTGAGCCACTTGTCAAGTTTTCAGTACCATGTTATACTATAACCACTTAGAAGAATAAAAATGTCACATGAAGAAAAAAGAGCACTATGTCAACAATAAAGAGTTTCTTGCAGCACTAATTGACTATCGTCAGGATGTTGCAATTGCAAAAGAAAAAGGAGAACCTAAGCCTAGAGTTCCAGAATACATTGGTGACTGTTTTTTAAAGATTGCAACCCACCTCTCTTATCGTCCTAACTTTGTCAACTATATGTTTAAGGATGATATGATTTGCGACGGCATAGAAAATTGTCTTCAGTACATCGATAATTTTAATCCAGAGAAGTCACAAAATCCATTTGCTTACTTCACTCAAATTATTTACTTTGCTTTCTTACGTAGAATTCAAAGGGAGAAGAAACAACTAGATATTAAAACAAGAATCCTAGAGAAGTCTGGGTTTGATGAAGTCTTCAGCGCTGATACATCTGCAATGGGTTATGATTCATCAACTATGAATAGCATTAAAGAGAACCTTGAAATTAAAGTTAATCGATGACAATTGCTCTAATTACTGACCAACATTTAGATGGTCGTAAAAACTCCCAGATTTTCTGGGATTACTTTTTAAAATTCTATGAAAATGTATTCTTTCCATCACTGGAAAAATACAAAGTAAAAACTATTATTGATCTTGGTGATACCTTTGATAATCGTAAAGGTATTGACCTTGGCGCTTGGTATCGTATTAAAAAAAATTATTACGATAAACTAAAAGAAATGGGTGTTACTGTCCATATGATTGTAGGTAATCATACGGCATACTATAAAAATACAAATGTAATTAATACACCAGAACTATTACTAGAACAGTATGATAATGTTAATATCTATAGTGAAGTTGAAGACATAGTTATTGATGGTTTGAAGATTACAATGCTTCCTTGGATTAATTCTGAGAATGAAAAATCTGCATTTGATCATCTGAACAAAACTGATTCAACTGTTGTGATGGGTCACTTAGAAATCTCTGGATTCCAAGCAATTCCAGGACATATATTTGAGGGTGGATTGCAACCAGATGTGTTCAAAAAATTTGATAATGTATTCTCTGGACATTTTCACCATAAATCAGAACGTGGAAATATTAAGTATCTAGGAAATCCATATGAATTATTCTGGAATGATTATAGAGCTGAACGTGGATTTCATCTTTTAGATCCCAAAACAAAAAAACTTGGGTTTGTAAAAAATCCATATAGGATGTTTAGAAAACTTTTTTATAATGATGCTCAAGAAAATTATGACAACTTTGATGCATCAGAATATAAAAACTCATATGTAAAAGTTATTGTTGAAGAAAGATCAGATAACTATGTGTTTGAAAAAGTAATTGAAAAATTATATGATGTTGGTATTCATGATCTAAAAATTATTGAAGATCAAAACTTCATGTTCTCCGATGAATCCGAATCTATAGAGAGTGAGGATACCCTTACCATATTGAGTAGATATATAGAAGAAACTGAGATTAATCTTGATAAAGCAGATCTTAAAAATATTCTAAAATCAATCTACGTAGAAGCATGTGAGGTGCAGTAATGTTTATACTAACTCTAAAAGACGGTAAAGAAGAAGGTGCATATGCTGTAGAAACAAAAGATGGTGACAAGGTTCTCCAGATATTTGAAAACTCAGACGATGCCGAGAGATATATTGGTCTTTTAGAGGCAGATAACTTTCCTTCACTTCATGCAATTGAAATAGAACCAGAACAGGCCATTGCGGCATGTGATAGATTCGGGTATAATTATGTGATCATAACTCCCGAAGACTTCGTAATCCCACCAAATTTCCAGTCATATGATTTTATTTAAGAGTGTAACATATAAAAACTTTTTAGCATCTGGAAACAACCCCATAAAAATTGACTTGAATAATCATGGATCTACTTTGATTATCGGTCAGAATGGTGCTGGTAAAAGTACTATTATTGAAGCACTTGTATTTGCTCTGTTTAATAAATCTTTTCGTAAGGTAAATAAAAATCAACTTATCAATACTATTAATGAAAAAGACTGTGTTGCTGAGGTAGAGTTTTCTATTGGATCCGTTGAGTGGAAAGTAAGACGTGGTATCAAACCAAGTGTATTTGAAATATACAAAAATGGAACTCTTCTAAACCAATCATCTTCTGCAGTTGATCAACAAAAATGGTTTGAACAATCTGTTCTTAAATTGAACTATAAATCATTTACGCAAATTGTAGTTCTGGGGTCTTCTACATTTGTTCCCTTTATGCAGTTACCAGCTGCTTCTAGGAGAGAAATTATTGAAGACCTATTGGATATTCGTATCTTCTCTACGATGAATGTAATCTTGAAAGACAGAGTTAAAACTTCTACAGAAGAACTCAAATCTTTTGAAACACAAATTTCTTTTCTCAAAGAAAAAGCAGATATGCAACAGTCTCACATTAAGTCATTGGAGAAGACTGCAAAGAAATCTATTTCTCAAAAAGAAGATAAAATTATTGAACTTCAAGAATCTGTAGATAATATTAATGAAGAGATTACAGGTCTGTATCAAAAAATTGAGAAGGAAAATAATAAATTAAAAAAGTTTGATGGTATAGAAAATAAAATTAAGAAGCTAGAAAAAGAAATTACAACACATGTAAACTTAATTTCTAGGACGGAAAAAGAACAAGACTTTTTTAAAATTCATGATAAGTGTCCTAAATGTACTCAGGTCTTATCTGAAGAATTAAAAGAATCTCAAGTCAGTGAATGTCTTAATATTATTGAAACATCTAAAACTGCTGTAGATAAATTTAAAAGTCAACTAGACAAGACTACATCAATCCTTCAAAAACAAGCAAATATAAATGGGAATGTTGCAGATTTAAATTGGTCAGTAAAATCAAAGTTGAACGATATCAAATCTTCTACAAATCTTATCAAAGAAATTAAAGGAGAAATTGAAACGCTTAAAAATGACAATGTAGATATTGCAGGAGAAAAAGAAAAGTTGAGTGCGATTGCTACTCAGGGAGTTGAGGTTCAAAAAAATATAGTTGAACTAAAAAAAGAACGTAGAAACTATGATTTAATTTCTACTCTGTTGAAAGATGGTGGTATTAAATCAATGATTATTCGGAAGTATCTTCCAGTAATGAATCAGTTAATTAATAAATATCTTCAAGCGCTTGATTTTTATGTAAATTTTACATTGGACGAAGAGTTCAATGAAAGCATCAAGTCTAGGTATCGTGATGATTTTACTTATGCATCTTTTAGTGAAGGTGAAAAAATGCGTATTGACCTTGCTCTAATGTTTACGTGGAGATCTGTTGCTAAATTAAAAAACTCTGCAAATACAAATCTTTTGATTTTAGATGAAGTATTTGATTCTTCTCTAGATGTTGCTGGTACTGAGGATTTTCTGAGAATTATTCGTGGTATATATGAAGACACAAACATTTTTGTGATTTCTCATAAAGGTGAAATACTTCTGGATAAATTTGATAGAGTTCTTAAATTTGAAAAAATTAAAAACTTTAGTAGGGTATCAGTATCATGATAGAAAAATTTAAAGATTTCTTTGTTGGAACTTTTGATAACTATAGTCAGTCTTTTGCTAGACCATTGTTATTCTCACCAGTTCATTTAATCCATAAACAAATTGGTGAGAATTGGTTTTATGGTGAACAGCAAAACATATTTAAAACAAAACCTTATAGACAATTTGTTATTGAGATAATAGAATCTGATAATAAAATAATTACAAAAAATTATAAAATTGATAATGAAAAACATTATCATTTGAGAAACATGGATTCTATATTTGATAGTTTAATATACACAGAAAATTGTGATAGAATTTTTACTTTAGATAAGGAAGTCTTTACTTCAAAAATGACTAGTTGTGATTGTATTGTTGATTGGAAAGGTCAACAAACATATGTTGAGAATAGCAGTATACTTAGTGAAGATGTATATAAGATATATGATAAAGGTTTTTCTGTAGAAACGAAAGAATACGTATGGGGCTCTGAACATGGACATTATGATTTTGTGCGGTCTGATAAGGAACCCTTATTGATCAGCCCTTGACCACCGCTGCGTGGTGTGGTATGTTAGCCATATACCAAAGGAACCTACATGTCTACCACTGAAGTCAAAAGCAATCTTGCTAAACTGCTCGCAACCGAGAACCTGACTGTGGAACATGCTAATGTTCCCACAGCATCTTTTAATGTGGAAACAAGGGTTTTGTATCTTCCAACGTGGGATAATATTACTAATGAAATTTATGATCTTCTTGTTGGTCATGAAGTAGGACACGCTCTCTACACTCCTCGTGATTATAGTTTGTCTCATGACTTCCCTCGTTCTTATTTGAACGTGGTTGAAGATGCTCGTATTGAACGTAAAATGAAACAAAAATATCCAGGTCTTGTTAAGTCATTCTTTGCTGGATATACTGAATTGAATGATAAAGATTTCTTTGAAATTAAAGATATTGATGTATCAAAAATGCTCCTGATTGACAGGATTAATTTGCATTTCAAAGTTGGTATTCATAATGTTTCTACTATCATTCCTTTTATTGAAGAGGAACTGCAATTTGTAGAGATGGTTTCGAATGTAGAAACATTTGATGATGTGGTAGATGTTTGTCAAAAAATTGCAGACTATGTTCGTGAAAGTAAAAAACAAGAGAAGGTAGAGGATATAAAAGCTGATACCAATGAGAACCCTGGCATGGGTGGTGGTGACGTTATTGAGTCCGAACAACAACAGGGAATGGAATCGGAAGATCAATCTGATGACTTTGATGATGCAAATGATTTTGATGATTTTGATGATGAAGATGGTGATTTTGATCTCGATGAAGAATTAGAAAGTGCTTCTACAGATGAAGCATGGTCTCGTAATCAACGTAAACTGATTGATGAGAATTCTCTTCAGCGTCTTTATCTGACTCCTCCTCAAGTTGACTGGGAAAAATTTATCACAAATATTGAAGAGTTTTCTTCTGACATGGATTTTGTTTTTGAAGACATGAGTAAGAAAAATAGTTTCTTTGCAACTTCTTTGGAGATGTGGCGTAAAAGTTACCTTGAGTTTAAAAAGGAAAGTAATAAATCTGTCGCATATCTAATCAAGGAATTTGAAATGAAAAAACGTGCTGATGAATATGCACGTTCTAGTACTTCTAAAACTGGAGTAATTGATACTAATAAATTGTTTTCTTATCGTTGGACTGAGGATATCTTTAAGAAAACATCTGTAGTCCCTACAGGTAAGAATCATGGATTGATCATGTATGTTGATTGGTCTGGATCTATGTCAGATACTTTGGAAGCTACAATTAAACAGTTGATTAATCTAATTGTTTTCTGTAAGAAAGTAAGTATTCCATTCCAAGTATTTGCTTTTACTGATCGTAATACTTCTGATTACTATGATGTTTTTGCTAACAATACTCATCATGAAATTGCAGTCTACAAAAAATTCTGTTTGGTAGAAATGTTTAATTCAGATATTAAAGGATCTGAATTTGAAAAACAAATCATGCGAGTTTGGAATCTTACTCAGATGATTAAGTATCGTGGGTTTGATGGTGATTATCGTAAGTATGAACTTGGAAGTACTCCTTTGAATGATACTATTTTTGCTGCAATTCATGTGTTCAAAAAATTCAAGAAAAAACATTCTGTTGATAAAGTAAACACTGTATTCCTCACTGATGGTGAATCTAACCATCTGCATTATCTTCAAGTTGTAGAAGCAACAGAACATCAAGATGAGTATGTTCGTCGTCGTGCAGTTGCATATGCTTCCGATGATCATAATGTTTGTTTTAAAGATCCAAGGACTGGATATGTTGCTACAAACATTCTTAAAAATACTACATGGAGTTCTCTTGGATTCAAATTGACATCTAGTATTATTGATTATTACAAATGGATTACTGGATCTAAGGTGATTGGATTCCGTCTCGCTGAAAATCTTGGTGAACTCCGATACATGATGCGTTCTGTCAAAGATGTTGATGAACTGTTGGAAGCTTCATATCGAAAGAAGTGGAAGAGTGACAAATTCTTCACCATCGAAAATCAAGGTTATGATGAACTGTATGTTCTAGAAAACGGATCTGGATTTAAAGGTGAAGAAAATATCATCAAAGCTGATCACAACAACACCAAGAACAAAATTCGTAATGAATTTAGAAAGTATGTGAAGACTAAAATGCTCAACAAAGTTGTTCTTTCTAAGTTCGTGGACCAGATTGCATAGTGTCCACTGGGGGGTTTCAAACCTCCCTTTTTCTTGTATAATATCTAAGTATTCAAAAGAACGTTATGAACTCCACCGTCAACCAAATGATCACCGAACTGACTTCTCAGTATGGAACTAATGTTGGTCGCAAACAACTTATTGAATATACTAAAACTGCAAACGTTTCTCTTGCTACAGTTTGTAAGCGATTGGAACCATATAAGTGTGGACGTGGTGTTTATAACCTTACTATTACGGAAGTTCGTGAACAACTTGAAAACCAAATTAACAATGATTTTGTTAAGGAAGAAATGAGTCTCATTCCTCAAAAGGATCCTAATTATGTTCCGTTCGGGAACTTTTCTGATATCAAAAAAATTGTTAAGTCTGGTATTTTCTATCCAACATTTGTTACAGGTCTTTCTGGTAATGGTAAAACCGCTTCAATTGAACAGACTTGTGCTCAACTGGGACGGGAACTTATCCGTGTAAACATTACTATTGAAACCGATGAAGATGATCTTATTGGCGGTTTCCGCCTTGTTGATGGTAACACCGTCT